GGTCTCACTGGGCGACCTCCAAGGGTAGCGAAAGCTGCGGGTCGGCGGCTTCTTTGCGCGCAAGCTGCACCATGTGGGCGTGCGTGATGATCAGCTCGGTGAGCTTGAGCGCGGCGCCGACATCGTAGTCGTGGTCGGCGTTAAACGTGGCGGCGGATTGGGCGATGGCGTGGATGTTCATGTTAGTTGGACGCCGAACGAATTGCCTTGGCGAGACTATCGCAAAAGAATGTCGCGCAGTAGTCGGTGAGAGGATCGCTGTGGTCGTTGATCGGGCGGGTGCCGATGCACGTTGCTTCGTCGCTGCGGCCGTTACTGCTTCGACGCGGTGAAGAAACGGTCGTCTTGTGTTGCAACGGCAAACCCGTTTTTTTGCAGCTTGTTGATGGCGTTTTGGATTTTCATTGTGGTGTGTGTTGTCGCCCGGGGATTGGACCCGGGCGCTGTTGCAGTTAGCTATCAAGCCACTCGTCGAAAGTTTTGAGCGGCGCGCCTCCGCGAGTGATGTCTCCTCCCTTGCCGTCGTTTGCGTTTTGGCGGTAGCACTCGTAACGGTCCTCAAGCGTGCCGTTATAGCGCGTGATTGTGATCTGCGGCTGAAAAGTGCCGTCTCGGTTGATTCCTGTGTTCATGTTAGTAGGTGAATCCGACGAAAACGTAGCGGTCAGCTTTGACCAGCTTGCCGTTGGAGATGTCGGAGCAATCATCCGCCCAGTAAGCGCGAGCGGAGTAATCATACGCGCCGAGCTTCCAGACTTTTGCGGTGCGCTTGTCGCTGAGTTTGAAGTATTCGCCGCGCGGAAGTTCACGGATCGTTTTCACGTCCGTCTCTCCGGTTGCGTAGTAGTTGTCCACGGCAGAAGTCTCCGTGGCCGTTTGTGTGGCAGTTGTTGTCATTGTGGTGTTCAGATGCTGTTGGCATCTGTCAGCACTATATGGCATCTGTTGGCATCTGCAAGCAATATTTGCAATATTTTTCAAAATGGTTACTTCCCTCTGTAAATCAGCGGGTTACTTGAGGGCTTTTTCCAGCTTGGCGGCCATCCCGCCGACGTTGCGCAGGATCATCGACCGGAACTGCTCGGTCATGGGGCCACCGAAGGCTTCCTCCAGCTCCATGTAGAACTCGAGGGCCACGCCGGTGTATTTGGCCGCGGTGAGATGCGCCGCCGGCGCCCTCCGCTGCAGCCGGGCGTGTGCCTGGTCGCTGATGTTGGCAAAGACCGACCTGCGTGAGCCGACAAGTCGTTTTGCTGTGGGTGTGGTGTTCATAGCGCAAACAGACTCCAACGGTTGCCTACAATTGTCAATTGGGGTGAATTCCCCATGGCGGAAAAATAATGCTTGCACCTGTGGGCAACTGTAGGCATCTTTAGCGAAATCGATGCGCGCCCACCACGACATCGCCCTCGCCTGCCCTGCGCAATGTCGTGCCCTGCGTGCCTACACATGCCTACAGATTTTATGACAGACACACCACAACTGCTCACGATCCGCGATGCGGCCAATGCCCTGCGCGTGAGCTACGCAACGGCCCGCAAATGGGTCATCGACGGCCGGCTGCCGAGCATCGCCTTCGGGCAACGCACGCGCCGGATACCTGCCATGCAACTCGCCAAGTTCATCTCGGCGAACACGACGGGAGGAAACTAATGAGCGCGCTCGAAGTCCTCAGCTATCTCACTGATCCCGTGTTTTGCACGGTGGTTGTTCTCGCGGTCGGAACGTTTGTTGCGCTGGAAATCATCAACAAGATCGGAGGCGCGCGATGATCGACCTCAACATCGACCGTCCGTATCACCCGGAAGCGCTGTGCGAATGCGGAGATCCCGAATGCCTCGGACCCGCGGATGCCGTCATTCCGGTAGTCGAGGCGCTGGCCGCTTCGCTGCCGCAGTTGGAGTCGCCGATCCTGCGCCTAGTCAAAGAACGCAATGAAGCCCGCGAGCTGGTTAAGCGTGTACTCATGGCGACGGACGGCGTGACGGACAGCGAGGAGTATTACGCTGCGATGCTCGCGGCGCATCGTGCGGTGATCACTTGGAAGGGTGGCGCGAAGTGAGCTACGAACTCGGAGACCCAGACGACCGCTGCTGCGATGAGGGCCGCGAGGCGGACATCGAGGAGCGCGACGCGGATGACTGCAGCAAGGCTTACGGCGTGCCGCACGATCCCTACGCGCATCGCACGCCGGAGGAAGACGCCGAGTGGGAAGCGGATAAGCGCTTGGACTACGAGGCGGACACAATCTGCGGGCATCATTGGAGCAACTGCTAACGATGAGCCTGCTCGACTTCCTCAACCAACGCAACGGCAAGCGAATTGTCCGCACCGAGGACGTGTACAAGCGCCCCGCGGATTGCCATCGGTCTGCTCTGGACAAGCCGCGGCAGCGCTTTGTGGGCATCCACCACGAGTTCTACGAGGACGGCACGAACGCAACGCTCTGGACATGGAAGGTGCCAGCAAGATGACCGCCCACGACATCGATCTCGTCACCCAATGGCTCGCCGCGCGGGACAACGAGAAGACCGGCGCCAAGGTCTACCACGGTGAGCGGCCGTGTTTGCCGGCGGCTGCCATGTTGGCAGTGGCTGAGAGGATCTGGAGGAAGCGCGCACGGTGATGACCTTTAAGCAGTGGCGAGCGTGCGGGCGTAAGCGGCGATTTCACACCGCGGCAGAGGCGCGTCGTTGTCAGCCGATGATGACCGTCTACGAGTGCAAATATTGCGGCCGCTACCACCTGACCAAGGGAATCGACTGGTGGGCCAAGCACATCTTGCAACGGAGGTTGGCGGCTTGAAGACAGCGCCTCTCCTTTGCGCCTGGCCGGTCGCCCACAATGAGTGGCGCATCCAGTCGCGCATCGGTGCGGCGTCCAAATACCTGCGCTCCGGGCTGAAGCTGACGCGCTGCGCCTGGGCGATTTGTGGCGGGCATCTGGTCATCTTCAAGGTCATCGGCTCCAAGGCTGATGCTCAGAGGGTGATGGCGAGTGTGACCCGCTATTTAAGGGAGATTTCTACAGAGAGGGCAATTCACGAAATGCCCCGCAGAGGCACTTTGATTTCATGACCATGGAGACACCGCCCAAACGCACCCGACGACGCCTCAAGGGCAAGGTTGGCAGACCAAAGAACGTACCCGACGCACCCAAGGATGGACCGCTGGCGCCTGAGCGTGTGTACGGATCAACGGGCCTTGGCATTCCCGAGGAGCGCGCGGTGCGCATCCTCTGTGCCGTCGAGGCCGGCATTCCGCAGACCACGATCTGCCGGGAGTTCGCCGTCAGCCATCACACGGTGCATGCCCTAGTCCGCAACCGCTCGGACCTCATGGCGAAAGCGAACTCAATCATCAAACTAAACTGGGCGTATCTCGCCATGATGACTTCATCGGAACTCGCTGCGCGACTGGCAGATATGAAGGACGGAGCGCTCACCATGCTGGCCGGTATTGCTGCCGATAAGAATCTCTTGCTAGGCGGCCAGCCAACCCAGCGGATCGAGCACACCGTGGCGCCTGCGGCTGAGGCTTGGGGCAGCTTTGTGGAGCATATGCGACAGGAGGTTAGGGAGCGTGATGCGATCGATGTGCCGTTTGAACCGGTCGGCCCTCCGGAACCGGACGCGCAAAAGGCTGCGGCACTGCCGGATCGTGCTGATAACGCCGAGATCAATGTCTCGTAACTCATTGCACATCAACGCATCGTGAGTATAACCATATACAATGTAGGTCATGACAAATCCGCTCATATCTGCACATCAACAAGCATATTCCTCTGTCCGACCGGGGGGGCGGGGGTCGATGCTCTGACTTTTGCAAATCCCCCCCACCGATAGCAGCCCCCGAAATTTTTTACAAAAACACTTTATGATCAAGCACATCCTATCCGCCGCAAAGTCAACAATCAGCCAACCCATCAGTCAACCTGCCGAAAATCCCCCCGAAGCCATCCTCAAAGCCGCCCCAGTCACCGATCAGCAGCTCGCCGAGACTGTCGCCAAACAGGTCGGCTACCAACCCGGCGACCAAGTGACCGGCGCGGTCCTCCCCAAGAAGATCCCCAACACCCGCCTCCTCTACGCCTCAGTGCCCGACTGGTCGGAGCCGGTGGTCTGCTCAGTGCAGAATGCCGCGGACTGGTCGGCCGGCGAGCGGATCAAATGCGTGTACGTCAAGGCCGACACTGAGGGCCGCCTCGTCTTTGAGAACCGCGACGGCATCCGCCGCAACCGGTGGCGCAAATGAGCAGTAAAAAACAAGTAAGCCGCCACAAGAGGTGGCGCGTCATGGCGCGCGACAATTTCCGGTGTGTCTATTGCGGGTCAACTGCAGAAGCAAAGGAGTTGCACATCGACCACCTTTATCCCAAGGCGCTCGGCGGCACAGACGATGAGGACAACTTGGTAACGGCGTGCATTGATTGCAATATTGGCAAGCGCAACGAATTGCTGAGGCGCCTTGTTGAAAAGCCAGTTGAGCAATACGCGGCTGAAGCAATACACGCCGTTGGCCGAGCAGTGGACGCATTTACCAATCACGTTGAGCGCGGTCTTATCAAGGCGCTCAACGGGGTGCGCAATCCATGGGAAGACCCATCGCCCAACCTGTTTAACCGGGCGCTCCATCAAGAATCTCTTGACTACGAGCAATGCGAAATGGAGGGAGACAAGTGAGTCACAAGACGCCTATCTTCAAGTGGATTTGGGAGAGGTGCCCTGCCAGGAACGGCGACAAGCTCGTCCTTCTGCGCCTAGCGTGCTTTGCGGAGAAGGATGGCACCTGCTGGGCAGCGCCCGAGGTGCTTGAGTCCAGCACTGGGATGACCCGGCGGAACATTTACCGTTGCATGGACCGGCTGGTTGCCGATGGCTGGCTCGAGATGCTGGGCAAAAGGCGCGCCGAGAACGGAAGGATGCTTTGCCAGCGGTATCGCATCGCCTTTAAGAATGACAATTTGTCATCTGCCAGCTCTGACAATTTGTCAGAGAATCATGACAATTTGTCAGTCAGCTCTGACAATTTGTCATTAATTGGTGACAATTTGTCTACTGACAATAAGGACAAAGAACACAACGAGGAAAAAGAACTAGGCGCTGACGCGCCCGCTCCGGTGGCTTCGCCGCCTTCGCCCCCCTCTTCTGCGGAGAAGGTTTCCAAGCCAAAGAAGGCCAGCGCTCCAAAATTCGACCCAGCTTCATTGCCTTTGCCCCACGGTCCGGGCCTCGCTGGCGCTTGGGCCGAGTTCGCCCAACACCGCCGCGAAATTCGCGCTCCCCTAACCCCAACTGCCGCTTTGCGCATCGTTGGCGATCTGGCCGCCGTCAACGAATCCGCCGCCGTCGAAGCCCTCCGCAAATCGGTAAAGCACGGCTGGCGCGGCGTTTTCGTCGAAGCTCCAGCCAAGCCCACCATCGTCGAGCTGCCACCCCAGGGCCGCCCCAAACAAACCGCCCTCGAAAAACACCTCGCCGAACAGCGCGAGCAGTTCGCCAAAGAAAACGCAGCCTAACCCATGAGCACCCTATTCGCCCTCGAAGACGGCATCCACGCACCCATCACCGGAGGCGCTGTCTTATCCGCCTGCCGCAAAGGAGAGATCTCCGAGTCCCTCTTCATTGTCGGCGCCCAAGTCCACGACTGGGAGATCTTCACGCCCTTCGGCCACGCCCAGACCACCGACGTGATGTTGACCCGCGCCGGCGTCCGCCCAATCGCCGTCCAGGTCAAGACCGCCACCCTCGACCGCGGCGCCTACCACGTCTCCGTCAAGCGCGCCACCGGCGGACTGAAAGCCCGCCCCTACGAAATCCACGACTTCGACGTGCTGGCCGCCTACCTACCCGACCTCAATCAATTTGTCTTCTGGACCTTCGACGACATCAGCAACCGCGTCAGCGTCCGCTACGACCCCAACAAGCACCGGAAGCCGGGTAACTGGGACTTGCTTAACGATGTCGCGGAATCGCTAACAAATTCTGGGCCTAAGACAACCAATGTCCTACCCCATACTGTACAAATGTCCAAATCTTTATGAAACCCGCCAAAAGCACCAAGAAAAAGGCGAGCGCCCCCAAGGCGCCGAAAACCGTCTACAACGTCAACGTCGAATACGTCGAAGCCATCGCCGACGAAAGCATCGCCACCATCATGGCCCTGCGCGCCCTCGTCCGCAAACTCGCCACAGAGCTGCAGGAGGCCCGCAAATGAAACTCAAAAACGGCTGCATCACCGAGGTTGAGCGCGGCGTGCCGGGTCTCCCGCAGATCAACCACCTGCTCATGCAGAAAGCCTGCGACCGCTTCCTCGCCAAGCGCGGACTGATCACCAGCGCCAACTTCCGCCGCAGCGAATGGCTCTTCGGCCGCGCCGCCATCGGCCAGCAACGGAGGGCCGCAGCGTGAGCACCATGATCCCTGACTTAGTTGTCGGCTCGGTCGGCTTCGGCAGCAACTTCGGAGCCTACAACGAACTCGCGCTGGAAAAGCAAGTCCGTGAGCTGATCCGCAGCAACGATCGGCTCATCAGCCTTATTGGGCGCTGCGTGAAGCCGAACAAAGAGGTTGCCAACAAGGTATCTGACGCCATTGAGGAGGCGATGGCCCTGCGATGAGCCTCCGCTACGAGCAATACTGGGCGCTGCGCCGCACCCGCCAGTTCTTGGCCGACCTGCTGCATCCCTCGACGCGGCCCCGGACGGTCAAAGAGCTGCGCGGGCGCGCGTCCGCCTGCCTACGCCACTTCCCGCTCCTCGAAGAAAGCGGCAAGCCCATGTTCTCGCAGGACGAGTTCGCCTCACCGGAGGGCTACGAACTATGAGCGCCGGCAAAGGCGACAGCCCCCGTCCGGTCAACGGCGACCGCTACCGGGCCAACTACGAGGCGATCTTCGCCAAAGAAGACTCGCTCTCCGACATCCTCACCAAAGTCCGCGAGCAGTTCCCCTACCCCGCGTGGATCTGCCGCCCCTGCGGCGAAGCCCACGGCCGCGGAATGCCCGCCGGCCACATCTCCACCTGGCACGAAGACACCTGCGGCATCTGCGGCAAGGTCACCTCCGTCAGCGAACCCCGCGATTTTGGCCACCTAAAAAAATGGCCCATCCTCCCAAAAAACCCTTGATCCCGATGCCTACATATGCCAACATTTGCCAACAGATGACGCAGGCCGCCACACTGCAGCACCCACCGGCGACCTATGAATGCTGAAACCAAACGACTCCTCCGACAACAATGGCCACACATTGCCGAAGATCTCATTGCCGTAGACGAAGCCGCCGACAAGTGGCTCAAGTGGCGCGCCGATTTGTATCGCCGCAAGAAGGAGCGCCGCGCCCATGAACGCGCTCATCCTCACCTACCTAGTGCTGATCGTGCTGACACTGATTGTCATAGTGATCCTCGAGAACAATGACGACGGAGGCGCCGCCTAAAATGAAACGCACCGTCCCCCAAAGCCCCGCCACCGAGCGCACCGTCCTCGGTTCGCTCATGGCCGACCCGAAACTTTGCGACGAAGTCTCCGGCATCCACGCCGACCTTTTCTACACGCCCGCGCACCGCCTCATCTACGAGACCATTGCCGAGGTCCGCGGTGAAGGCGGCACGCCCAACGTCATCGCCGTCACCCAGCGCATCGACGCGCAGCACAAACTCAACTTCGTTGGCGGCGCCGGCGCCCTCACCGAGATGCTCGGCGACTACGCCGGAGGCAGCGCCGCGGTCGAATATCATGCTCAAACCCTCCGCGACCTCCATGCCCGCCGCCGCATCATTGACGCATCGGTCGCCATGCAAGCCGCCGCCCAGGACATGGCCACGGACGCCGACAGCGTCCTCCAACAAGCCGGCGAGTCCGTCCTCAGCCTCAGCCTCACCACCGCCACCGACTCCATGCGCGCCCCCAGCGCCATCGTGCCGGGACTCCTTGAAGAGCTGGAGAGCCTCATGGCCGGCGGTCGCAAGCTCGGCCTGCAAACCGGCATTCGCGATCTGGACCAAGTCACCGGCGGACTCCGCGGAGGTCAGCTCACCATCATCGCCGGTCGCCCCGCCATGGGTAAAAGCGCGCTGATGCTCAACATGGCCGACAACATGGCCCGCCGTGGCGTGCCGGTTGTCTACTTCTCCCTCGAGATGCCCGCCAACGAACTCGCCGCGCGCGTAGTCCTCGGCCGCGCCGAAACCAACACCGAGATCATCCGCAACGGCTTCCTCACCGCCAGCATCAAGCACCGCATTTTTGACGCCGCCACGCAATTTTCCACAGAACCCCTCTATGTGGACGACCGTGGCGGCCTCACCCTCTTGGACATCCGCGGCCGCGCCCGCCTCGCTGTCCGCCGCTGGGGCGTGAAGTGCATCTTCGTGGACTACCTGCAGCTCGTCAGTCACTCCGGTGCGCAGTCCCGCGAAAACGAAGTCGGCTTCGTCTCCCGCGGCCTCAAAGCCATGAGCATGGAGTTGGGAATTCCGGTCGTCGCCGCCGCCCAGGTTAACAGGCAGGCCGAAAACCGCAGCGACAACCGGCCAAAACTTAGCGACCTCCGCGAATCCGGCAGCATCGAGCAGGACAGCGACATTGTTTGCTTGATCCATCGCCCCGCGTATTACGCCGTGCAAGACGAGGAACCGGAAGTCCAAGACGCCGAGCTGATCGTGGCGAAGCACCGTGCCGGCCGCACCGGCACGCTCAACCTCACATGGCGTCCCTCGCTCACCCGCTTTGAGGGCACCCCCTCGTTCGGTCGCACCAGCGACAGCGACGGCTCCGTCTACGCACCGGCGAAACAACTTTGGGAGGCCATCAATGAATAGCCGAGCCAAAGGCGCCCGCGGAGAGCGCATGTGGAGAGACGAGTTGCGCGAAGCCTTCGGCGACTCCGGTATCCGCCGCGGCCAGCAGTTCAGCGGCCTTGGCGACTCGCCCGATGTCGTCTGCCCGTGCCTGCCCGATTTCCACTGGGAGGTGAAATTCTGCCAAGTGGTCAAGATCCGCGACTGGATGGCCCAAGCCATCCGCGACGCCAAGACCAAGCTCTTCCCGGTCGTTGCCCACAAGCGCAACGGCGAGGAGTGGTTCATCACGCTGCGCGCGCAGGACTTTCTCACCATCCTTCGCCGCTCCGATTTCTTAGTCCCAACACAAAAACCCAAATAACCACATGAAAATAAAGCAACCGAAATACAAGACCGTCACGCTCGCTACTCCGTTTGGCAAAGCTGGATGGGTCTACGTCAACGCTCCCAAAATGTTTGAGGGCGACAAGAGGGCGGCGTATCGCGCCGAGCTGTACGTCACCAACAGCGACGCCGAAGGTGTCATCGCGGCAATCGAAAAATCGTACGCATCCGAATACAAGGCATGGTGCGAGGAGGTCGGCAAGAAAGCGCAGAAGGCCGCCTTCCCGTGGCTTGAGAACGACGGCGTCACCAAGTTCAACTTCAAGGTCGCCGACGCTTGGCCAGATGGCACCAGTCGCCAGCCCGAGCTGACGGACATGGACAAAAAGCCGATCACCGCCAACATCGGAAAAGACAGCATCATCCGCATCATGTTCCGCCCGCATTACTACAATGCGTCGGCTGGCTTCGGCGTTCAGCTTCAGCCGATCAAGGTGCAAGTCAAAGACCTCGTCACATTTGGCGGCGGATCTTCCGCAGACATCGACTTTGAGGATGTCTCCGATTCCGAAACGCTGAAAACCGGAACCGACAACAAAGAAGTCACCTGGTAACCCCCATGCCAGCCAAAAACACCACACGCAAAAGGGAGGGGACAAAACGTCCCCTCCCTAAGAAAGCCAAGCCCGTTGAGCCGGATCGCTTCACCGAGGACGGACGCAAAATCGTACGCCTCGAGAAGACTCGCGCCCACCAGAAGTATCCGCTCAAAGACGGCACCGACGTTCCCGGCGCCTCAACCATCGCCAAGATCGGCGAGGACAGCAGCGGCCTCATCCACTGGGCGTGGAAGCTCGGCATGGAAGGTCTGGACTACCGCAAGGTCCGCGACAAGGCGGCCGACATCGGGACCATCGCGCACTTCCTCATTGAGTGCTTCCTCCACAACCACGTTGCCGACCTCTCCGAGTTCAGCCCCGCAGATGTCGAGAAAGCCACCATCGCGTTCAACAACTTCAAGCGCTGGTGGGACGAAGAAGGTCTCACCGTCATTGAGCCAGAAGTGCAGTTGGTCTCCGAAGAATACCTCTTCGGCGGCACCATCGATGCGCCGTCCCGCGACCGCGACGGCAAGATTGTCCTCCTCGACTGGAAGACATCCAAAGCCATCGTCGGCGCGCACAAAGTCCAGTTGGCCGGCTACGAGCAACTCTGGAACGAAAACCGCCCAGACATGAAGGTCCAGCGCCGCGGCATCGTCCGCATCGGCAAGGAATCCCCGGATGACTTTGAGGTTGCCTGGATGTTCTCGGCCGAGCCGTTCTGGAAGGTATTCCAAGCGCGCCTCGCGCTGCACTACGCGCAGTTGATGCTCAAAAAGGCAGCCTGACCATGAGCGAGGCACCGGGATCAAACATCACGTTCGATTGGGACAACCTTCGGTATCCCGTTGGACTGAACACAAGGAACTATGCGGGAGAATATCGCATTGTTGAAACCCAGAACGACATCGGCGAGTCGCGCTTTACGCCAGAATACCGCAATTATGAAGACGGCGATTGGTGGCAAAAGTTTGAGGTGCGCGTCCCTAGTCGTATCAGTTGTTCAAATGTCGTGTGGTTTTCGACGCTTGACCGCGCCCAAGAGTGGATTGACGCCGCGCACTACCGCCGGCCGTTTCTGGCCTACCACAAATACGAACCCGCCGAATACTAATGAAACGCACCCGCCGGTTCGTCGTCCGAGAACAGACCTTTGGTCTGGTCGTGGAGTTCTATTGCGGAACCCCGCAATTATCGGCGATCCGGCGGTGTGCAAACATTCTCAATCTCGACCCCAAAGACCCCGACAACCAGCCCGATGACTCCGACGCCGCCTGGGCCATGTGCTTGGGCAGCCAAGCGGTCGTCTGGATCGAAGACGCCGCAGACACCGGTTCGCTCGTCCATGAGCTGTACCACGTTGTGCAGGATTTCCTAAAGCACATCACCAGCAGCGACGAGGAAACCGGCGCTTACTTGATCCAATACCTTTTCCGAGAAGCCATCAAAAAGAACAAGCCATGAAAAAACCCGCAGGACTGTACGCAAACATTCACGCTAAAAAAGCCCGCATCGCCGCCGGAAGCGGCGAGAAGATGCGCAAGCCCGGTTCCGCCGGCGCGCCCACCGCCAAAGCCTTCCGCGCATCCGCGAAGACCGCCAAGGCCCGCCGATGACCTCCGGCATCCTCATCGCCATCGTCGGCCTCATCTACTTCGCCGTTGCCATCGACCTCGGCCTCATCCAGCACCGCTACTGGCACGGCCTCATCTGGCTCGGCTACAGCATCGCGCAAATCGGGCTATGGAGGGTAACCATCTATGACTAAGCCCCGCGACATGTACGACCTGACGAGTCATCCCACCGACACGCCAGAGATCAAGGCCAAGCTCAAGCAGGCTATCAAACTTTACAACGAAGTCGGCCGCGACCGCGCCAGCAACAATTTGCCCGCCCTCGCCGCCGCCTTCGCCGCGCGCAAGCGCAAACAATCCAAATGACTTTAAACCTGCAGGCTCAATCGGGCTTTCGCCGGGATTCCATGTGGTGTGGTCCCGCGGAGCATTCCGTTATGCCCAGCCCCGCCGAGCGAAACGAGCGGGGCGCCTGCACACTCTTTGTCCGGGCAGCATGGTTACACGGATGAGCGGCAGTGAAGCAGGGCTTCGACCCGCCGCATCGATCTCGGGAGGTCACCGTATGGTGTGCCGCAAGATTGGCAACCCGCGTGCTGAAAAGGTGCGGCCGCACCGTTCCCGGCAATCTTTCTGAAATCTCAAATTTCAAATCTCCAATGATCCACGAGTTCGCCCGCCCCGTTCCCGTCAAGACCCCACTCGGTCTCGGCTCGGTGTGGTATGTGGAGTCGCAGGGAGCCTATTTCAACAACATCTACGCCGTGATCCTCGAGGACACCGGCGAGACGCGCTACATGCGCAGCGATCAGTTCGTCGTCTTGGAGAATCCCACGATGGACATCAAAAATTTGGGCGCCGCGCCGGTTTAACCAACGGCTTGGGGAAGCTGGCGTTGCGCAAACGCACCGGCCGGCGCCCGATCTATTTTCAATGCTTGAGCACCCTCTCATCGTAGCCTACGGCGGCGGAACCAACAGCACCGCCATGCTCTGCGGTTTTCGCGAGCGCGGCATCCGGCCGGCGCTGATCTTGTTTGCCGATACTGGCGGCGAACTCCCGCACACCTACGAGCATTTGCGCGTTATGTCGGACAAGTGCCAAGAGTGGTTTGGCCTGCCGATTGAGACGGTCTTCAAGACTTACAAGGGAGAGTTTGAAGGGCTGGAAGGCGAGTGCAAACGCCGCCAACAGTTGCCGAGTCTTGCCTACGGATACAAAGCCTGCTCGCTGAAATACAAGCAAGAGCCGCAGCGTAAGCGCATCCGGCAATGGATGGACGCCAACGACCGCAAGACGGTGACGCAAGCGGTTGGCTTTGACTTTGCCGAAGGCCACCGCGCCACCTATGTCGTTAGCAACGATCTGGCGAAGGGTCGCACGGCGGTCAACTGGTTCCCGCTGATTGAGTGGCAATGGGCGCGCAAAGAGTGCGTTGAGGCCATCGCCCGCCACGGCCTGCCACAAGCAGGCAAGTCATCCTGCTTCTTCTGCCCCGCGATGAAGCTGCGCGAAATCCTGCGCCTCCGCGACCAAGCGCCGGAATACTACCAGCGGGCGGTCGCGCTGGAGGAGAACGTCAAGGTCAAGGGACCGAAGGAAGGGCTGGCGTTTGGCACCAAGTGGACCGAGATCGTCAAAGCAGACGACGATCAGCTCAAACTTTTCGACTGGCTAGACAAACACGACCCGCATCATGTGCCGTGCGGGTGCTATGACGGATGAACGAGCACCAGACACGCTTCAAGCCCACACCGCACCCTGTCATGCAGGTCGATCTCGACTTGCTCGAGAAACTAGGACCGGACGAGGGCTGGAAATATCTCAAAACGCGCGAAGAGCTGATCGCCCGCGAGGCATCAGACCCGTTTCGCTATGGATTTATCCCGCCGGTCTGGAAGCGCGCGTCCGAATTGCTGGAAAAGCACCGCGAGATCCTCGTCATGGGCGGAAACCGCAGTGGAAAGACCGAATGGGCGGCGAAAGAAGTCATAAAAACGCTTTATTCCAAGCCCGGAGCAGTCGTCTGGTGCTTTCAGACCACCGCACCCAACTCCATCGAATTGCAGCAACCCAGAATTTGGAAATACATGCCGCCGGAGTGGCGCAATGCCCGCAAATCGCAGGTCGTAAATATAACGTACAGCGTTAAGGGGGGCTTCACAGAATCGAAGTTCGTGACGCCGTCAGGAGGCAGCATTTGCATCTTCCGCAACTACGCGCAAGACCCAAGCACGATTGAGGGCGGCGAGATTGACTTTGCATGGTGCGACGAGCTGGTCCCGCTCGACGTGTTGGAAACCCTCCGCTTCCGCCTCATAGACCGAAACGGCAAGTTGGCCGTCACCTTCACCCCAGTGCAAGGCTGGTCGCCAACCGTGGCCGACTACTTGTCCGGCGCCAAGACCATCACCGATACGGATGCTGAGCTTCTCCCGCTCAAAAACGACAAAGGCGAAATCTCCGGCTACGACAAAGTGCCCATCGAGCAAATCAATCCCAAGGGCCGCCCGATCCTCTACTTTCACACGCAGTCCAATCCCTGGGCCGGCTGGTCTCGGATGAAAAAAGAGCTGCAGAGCGAGACCAAAGAAAAAATCCTCTGCCGCGCTTACGGCGTCCCGACCAAAGCCATCAGCGGCCGGTTCCCGCTATTCAATCCCAAGGTCCACGTCATCCGCGCCTCGGATGTCCCGCAAGGCACCCGCTACCACTGGGTCGATCCGGCGAGCGGCAAAAACTGGGCCATGATCTGGACCGTCCACGACACATCCGGGCGCATCGTTGTCTACCGCGAATGGCCAGACCAAACGTCATACATCGAGGGCATCGGTTATGCCGGCGAGTGGGCGCTGCCCGATGGCAAGAAGCTCGACGGCAAGCCCGGACCCGCGCAGCAAGACTTCGGCTTCGGCTTGGAGCGCTACAAAGACGAAATCCTCCGCGTCGAAGCCGGCGAGGAAATCTTTGAGAGGTGGATGGATAGTCGTTACGGCAACGCCCGCACGCTCGGCAAGGAATCCCCAACGACCCTCATCGACGAGATGGCCGACCTCGGCATGCTCTTCACGGCAACTCCGGGCGATTCCATTGATGAAGGCGTGAGCATGATCAATGACGCCCTGTCATACAATCCTGAGAAGCCGGTGGACTCCCGCAATCAGCCGAAGCTCTACATCAGCGAGAATTGCAAGAACCTCATTTACTGCCTGCAGACTTACACCGCGGCGGACGGAAAGAAAGGGGCGACAAAAGATTTTGTAGATTTGCTCCGCTACGTTTGCCTTTCCGACGCCATCAACGTCGAGGGCGACATCCTGCGCAGCCACGGAGGAGGCAGCTACTGATGACCATGTCGCCGCCATCCCCGCCCAGCCGCCTGCGCCCCGGACGCCGCGGCAGTGACATCCCGCGCTGCGGCATCTGTGCCAAGCCGGTGCGCATCCAAGACATCCACGGCCACGACAACCACTACGGCCCCATCTGCTGGGACTGCGGCCCGCATATGCAGAATGCCGTCCACGCCTTGGAGATCATCGTAATGCGTCGCGGCTAAAGCATCACGAACGATGCCCTAACCCATTCGCCATTCGCAAACCCCGAACACAAACAGCTTAAAAATTATGCTATTCACGCAAAAAACCAAAACCATCCCCATCGACCGCTACCAAGTCACCGACAACTACGAACCCAAAGGCGCCCTCGCCTTCTCCCGCGAGCAAGCCCCGCCGGCGTTCCTCGCCGTGATGACCGAGCTGCAAGACCGCATTGCCGACACCTCCCTGCTGGTCAGCACCATGGCCACCGCCAAGGAACCCGGCTACCTCGCCCATGCCGCCGGCCAGCTCTCGGCACTCAACGAGCTGTGGGACGCGCTCGAGCAGCGCCGCGCCGAGTCAGTGACTGTGGAGTAGATTTTGCGCCGTAGTTCAAACGTGGCTTGAACTATTGCACACAAAATAGTGCTGGACTTTTGTACAGCAGCCGCTATACTTATTAGTATCAACGGTGAGTTGTGCCCTCAT